GATCCACTTGTTCAGATACGCAAGGATGTTCGCCGCGGTGTCGGCAAGCAGTTCGCGGGTGACTTTGAGAATGCCGCCCTTCTTCTTGATCTCATACTTGACCTGCTTGAATTTGGGAGTTTCCTCCTCGCCAAATTCCGCCTCCTCGTCAACATCGTTCCAAGGTGTGGAATCTGCATCCACTTCGATCACGCGGCTGCCGCTCTTTGTGGTGACAGGCTCGACATTGACATACTGCGAAAGATCGTCAGTAGTGCGGCGCAATTCAACGATGTCATTCTGAATGTCCTCCGGCACGGTGAAGCCGCCATCGGAAATACCATCTTCATCGGGCGCACCCTCTGTCATGGCGTTCATGATCTCTGCATCTGCATCGTCCATCTTCTTTTTGCGCAAACCGCACACAATGCGATTCACGAAAGCGCGAACAATGTCCTTCTTTTCCGGCTTCTTTTCGCCGCCGATGTTCTTTGCTCTGCCGCTCTCGATCTGATCTTCAATGTCATCGTGTTCGTCATCCTCGATGTCGGCAAGCAGATTCCACTTGTCCTGCAATGCCTTCAGTTCGGTTTTGGCGTTCTTTGCTTCCTCAATCTTGCCTTCATCGACAAGATTCTTGATCTCCGCCTTCTTTGCGTTGATCTGCGCGAGAAGTTCTCTCATTTTCTTGTTCATGGTGTTTTCCTCCGTAAAATAATTTTTTAGATTCCGTATTCGTCCAAATCTTCAAGAAGCATTTCCGCTTCTGATTTTGGCTTTGATTTGCCCGAATCATCGGGCGATGCCGTTTGTTTCAACGCTTCCGGCAAGTTTGCGTATTTATCAAAATAGCAACTTGCACACGCGGCGATGCTTGCGGTGTTTTCGATTTCGACATCAAAATATTTCTGCAAGTCCGCGCCGGTCATCCACGTTTCGGCGTTCACAATGGCTTCAATGTCCTGCTGTGTCACGCCCTCTTTGGTTTTTGTCAGATAGATTCCGACAATGGATTCTTGACATTTATCAAGATGCTTGATGGTTTCCGCCAAATCATCGGCGTTGCCCCAAGTCATACACCACGGCTTGTGTACCATGACTTGCGCGCCCGTCATGACGGTGATTTCATCGCACGCCATAAGGATCACGGATGCAATGGATGCCGCAAGCGCATCCACGATGCCTGTTTTGTGTCCTTTGTGGCGTTTCAGAAGGTTATAAATGGCAATTCCCGCAAACACATCGCCGCCACCCGAATTGAAATAAACGGTGATGTTTGCGTTGATGTCGATCTGATTGAGAAAATCGGAAATGTCCTGCGGGCATTTGTCCTCCTCATACCATTGCGATTGCCATGTTGCGGATACGATGTCACCGTAAAAATACAGTTCTGCCGATCCGTCCTGCTGATTTTTGATTTCCAAAAATCCAACATCTTCGATCTTTTTTGTTTGCGGATTTCGCCGTGTGAATTGAAATTTATTCTTCATCATCTTCACCCCCTTCCGTGTCATCGTTGGTGTCATCCGGCGGGGAAGTTGGCGCGGGCGGCGTTTTGTCCTGCCCGTCATCCTGCTTGTCCTGCGCCGTCACGCTTGCCGCATATTGCTTTCCGACCTCTGTGATCGGAATATAGTTTCCGTTCACAATAAGCGTGTCACCGCCCTCCGCATCGGTCAAATCAAGTTTGCGCCGCGCTTCGTTTGGTTTATATATTCCGTTGTTGACGGCAACGCCGAATATATCCATCTGTGTTTTGCTGTCCGTTCTCAAAAGCACTTTTTCGTTGAATTTGAAATACTTGCCCTCCGTGACTTCCTGTTCTGTCAAGAGTTTGTATTGCAATTCCTCTTCGTACTGTTTCAGCACAAACAGCATGGTGTCAACATAGAAAGCCAACTGTTGCATTTCGCTGTTGGCGTATGACGATTTTTCATAATCGTTGATTTGGTTTGGCTTGATACCAAACGCGCCCGCGATCTGCAACGCGGTGTATTTGCGCAATTCAAAAAACTGCGCATCGGAAAGTTTGACATCAAGCGGTGTCAATTTCATTCCGAGGGGAACGGGGAGGATTTTGCCGGTGTTCCTGCTGCCGCTGCCGAATTCCTCAAATGCCGCAACAAGTTTTTCCTTCGCTTCCTTGTTCAGATCGCCTGTGTATTCCAATGTCGCTTTTGCCGTCAATCCCGATTCGTACAACTTCGACATATAACTTTGACTTTCAATCGCGCCGGACACGGTTTCTTGAAGGATTGTTTGCACGGGCAATCCCGTGATTCCGTCAAGGCTGTGCGAGGTTTTGAAATGCAACACTTCATCCGTTCCGAAAACATACTGTTTGCCGGAATATCGGTCATTGTAAACATACCAAATTCGCCCCGCTCCGGCGAAATATCCCTTGTCATCAACAATGATCTGCACGCAATCGGAGGGCATAACCCACATATCAAGTGCCTTCAATTCGCCACCGTATTTCTTGCGTTTCAATTTGTAACGCACATACACATATGCGTTTCCGAAATGACAGCGATTCATTTCAACCGTGTTCCAAAACACCGTTGGTGTCATGAATGGATTCGGGCGGTTTCTTAACAGCCGCGAAATATCCGTTTCCGGCGGCTCGATGATGCCGTGATCCGTTTTTTGAAAATACTTGATCGGCATTTTCGCAAGCGTTTCGGACATCATTTTCAAGCAAGTGAAATATGTCACCTCCGATGTCGGTTTCTTGCTCCTGCGCTTGATTCCAAGCCATTCAAGAAACGAAACATCGTTCATGCTCCGAACATCTTGATGAATTTCCTGTGCATTCTGCGCGTTCCCGCGCCCGGTGATCTTGTTCCAAATTCTGCGGAATATGTTCATTACTTTTCACCTCCATTCTGTTTGTATTGTGATGCCATAGCCAACCATTCGTTTACAAATTCGTTGGCATCCACCTTGTATTCGTCCTTCATAGCCATAACCCACGCATCAATCACCGCATCACATGGATCGATTCGATCAACGGAAATATCCTTGTCGATCTTGATTTCTCCATAGTTGTTTGAAATGGTTTTTGCGTTTGCCATAGACCACGTTAAAAGATCGTTTGTACCGTCAAATTCCACATTGCCGCTGTAAATTTCAAGCCGGAAATCAACGGTTGCATCGTTCAGATTTTTTGCGCTCTGCGTGATGGATAGTGAATCATAACCCATGCCTTCCAAATCGCCGAGGAACGCCGATGCGTTGTGCGGATCGTAACAGATCATTTGCACGGAAAATTCGTATTTCATTATCAACTTTTTCAAGTGTGAAAGAATATACTTGTAATCTGTTTTGATTCCGCCCAATGTTTCCGTGACGGTGCATAAACCGTCATTGATCCATATGTCATATGGCGCATTGTCGGTTTTGATATGCTCTTGAACGCGATTTGCGGGGATGAATGAATGTGAATAAATATAATATTTTTTCACATCGCCGTCCATATAGGGGAATACAAGCGCAATAGTTGTCAAATCGCCGCCGCTCGACAAGTCCACGCCGACATAACATTTCTTGCCCTTGAAATCCGCAAGTGTCCGTTTGCGCACGCCGCAACGCTTCCACAGCGCAATATCTTTGATATACTGCCGATTTGAAAACTGAATCCATTTGTTCAACTGCTTCACAAGGAAATCGCGCAAATCTTCGCCGCCCATTTCCTTTGCAGTTTCCGCAATCGGGATCATGTTTGCAAGCGCATCGGGATCGTATTCCAAAATCGGATTTGCTTTGATCCAATTTTCGGGCAACCACAGATCATCGGTTTCGTCCATTTGCGCGATGTATATGAATTGCGTGTCGTTGGTTGTCACGCCCTTCAAAACATTCATGCAATATTCGTACAGTTTGAAACACGGTGATTTCAAATCGAATCCGGCGGTTGTGATGACCGAGATCAACGCCGATTTCATTTTCTTGATGCCGCCTTCAAGAAGTTTATACATCTGATTGTTGCGATGCGCATGGTATTCATCTACAATGCCAAGCAACGGGCGGAATCCGTCAATGCTCTTTGTATCGCCGGACAACGCACGGATCACCGAATGTGTCAGCAGACAATCGATAGTGCTGTTGTGTTCATGCACCTTGAAACATTCGGTCAGTTCTTCATCTGATTCAATGAATTTGACAATTTCGTTGAATACAATGACCGCTTGATCCTTTTTGGTTGCCGTACAGTAAATTTGCCCGTATTTATAGGCATCAAAATTGCCGTAATACGCCGCCAAAATACCGTTTAGAAACGATTTGCCGTTCTGTCTGCCAAGTTGCACATATGATGTGCGGAAACGGCGGTATCCCTTATCTTTTACACGCCATCCGTTCAAACTTCCCAAGATAAAGCATTGAAACGGATAGCAAGTGACTTGCTGTTCTTCCTCTCCCTCTGCAATCGTCAGAGTTTCGGCAAAGTCAATGATCCGTTCAGATTCATCGACATCGAAATAATACCGATATACGGCAAGTTTGGATGATTCCAAATCGTCAATGTGCCGTTGACACGCCATGCGCACGGCATCGCCCGCAATGATCTTGCCGGACAATACATCCCGCGCATATTCTGTCACCCTGTCTTTTCTGCCGCTTGCGTTGGTGTTCATGCTGTCACCTTGCAAATTTGGCAAATTTGTTTTCTTTCTTTTCCTCCGCCGGTTTCGGCACAACTAACCGGCAACGGGAGGAAACGGTCAATCCGAAATCCGCCGCGCTCTGTCTGCATTGCTTGAAACAGCGATCTTGAATAATCATCAATCGTTCCCGCTCACCGTTTACGACTTCGATTTCTTCAAAAATATCCTTGCCGTCTGCATCCTTCCTGCCTGTCGGTCTTGATACCTTCAGCATGATCGGCGTGCGCTTGATTTCTTCCGTGATTTCAATGTATTGATCCTGCGAAATAATCAGCCGCGCAAGCGCATCGACATCAAGATTTGTTACAAGATCGATTGCAAGCAATTCAGACACGATGGATTTGAATTTCGTTTTTTGCTTTGCTGTCAACCATTTCGGCGGCTTGATGTTGTCGTTTGGCGCGTGGATTTCCGTCTGCTTCCGTGCTTCGATCTCTGCTTTCGTCAAATGCTTTTTGCCTTTGGCTTGCAAAAGTTCAATCGGCTGTCGTTGTCCTGCCATTCTGCAACCTCCTTTCGCCGATTGTGGCGTTTACTTTCTCATGTTTTTTGCCTCCTATTTCTGAATTTTCCGTGGGGAGTTCTCTCCACAGCGAATGGGGGCGCGACTAAAAAGGCGATTTCCAAAACTTTTTGGATACCCCCACCGCCTCCGCCGTCCGCCCTTTGATGCCATCACATCCACCCCGCCACACCGTTCAAAACGGTTGCGATGCCGCCCGCTGATTCAAAGTGTTTGGCGATCAATCCAAGCAACATTTGTTGTGTCCTGCGCTTTGATTCTTCGCTCTGCTTATACAATGCGGAAATAATTCCGTGGTTTGTGTTTGATAGCGGCAACAGATTTGTTGGATCAAGTCTGCGCGACCAATCATCATCAAGTTCCACGATGTGATGCACCATGTCGGCTGTCACAATTTCTTGCTGCATATAATAGGAATAAATATCTATATAGTCATAGACCTTCAGAATAATATCCCGTGTCGTGCGCCACTCATTTGACACATAAAATGCCGCCGCTTTTTTGTTCCGCCTGTTTCTGTTGTAGTCAACATGGCGTGAAATATATGTTTTCTCACATTCGGCGCATACGCTCAAATTTTGTGGTATCAATTTCCCGCAAATGCACTTTTTCAACAGCATGACCTTCCCACCCTCTCTGTGATGACACCGTAATATAACAAGCGGCACATACCTTTCAGCGTGTGCCGCTCATACAGGAGGCGCGAGGAAATGCAGAAAGCGCACGGACAATGCCGTGCGCTCAAAATACATTTTCTCACGATAAAATTATAACACATGAAAAACACTATTAAAACACCACGATTTCCCCAAGTTTTCCCCCGAAAAGGATCTAAAATCGCGCCGTTTTTTCACCATTTATCAATGCCGTCCACGCCGAACAACTTGACTGACAATATTGACACCATTTCTTTGCACCAACGGGCGGGTGAATTTTTCCCGCAATCCAAAACATCGCATATTTGCTCATATGTCTTGCCTTGCAAAAAGTGCATATCAAAAGCATCGAATTTATATTTTGCACCGCTCTCCGATTGCTCTTTGCGCAATTCCTCGATTGCGCGATCTATGTTTTCAAGCATCAACGCCGTTTTTGTGCGGCTTTGGCGCACGCTGTAAAGGCAAACGCCGCCTTCGTCATCGGACACCGCGCGGATGATGTGCTTTTTCATTTCGATGTACTTTTCCATCAAAACCCATGTATTGTGAAGCACCTTTTTCGATTCTTCTTTTTTCATTTCTCTGTAAAATTCTTTTACCGCCTTTTGTGCGGCTGCATCCGCTAATTCGATGATTTTTGGATTCATGTGTTTGCCCTCTCTTTTTCGTGAAATTTATTTTGCTGTTTTTGGCGTTTTAGCCGTAAAAGCCATATACCGAAATCCGCCATTTTCGATATTTTGATTTTTGAAATATTACCCGTTTGATATGTACCCGCTTTTTGAAAATATCCCGTTTTCCGCACCCGAAAAACCGCAAACGCCGTTTTTCCTGTTCGCAAATTGCCATCATCTTGTAAATTTCGCGGATGCTGTTTGTGAGATTATCAAAATCGGGGAAAAACAACGATTTGATCCGCTCCCAAAATTCGCGGATTTCTTCGATGGCTTCTTTGAGCGTGCTTTTTTGTTCTTCCGTCAGCATTATGCCTTCCTTCGCTCTTTGCGCGGCTGCGGCAAGTGCTTCGGCGAATTGTCGTGCGTTTTTGTATCCTTCATCATTTTGCATACAGTTCAAGCATTTCGCCTCCTGTCATTTTCGCTGTTCTTTGATGCCGTATTGCACATCAAGCGAAATCATCATAGCG